GTCAGCTTTTGTCGTAAAGCTAAGCGTGCCACTGCCATTCGTTGTTAATACTTGGCCGTTTGTACCGTTTCCGTTTGGCAGCGTAAGCGTGTTGCTTGCAGCAGAAGCAGGTGACGCAAGCTCGACATAACCCGTGGTCTGTCCTTTTAGTCGAAGTGCCATTAGACAACCACCCAGAAACTATTTGCAGGCACTGTAATAGTTGCCGCTGCATTAATACTAAGCGGTCCTGCTGAAACTACATTTTTGCCTGTGCTGATCGTATAAGTCGTTGTAATCGTGTTGTCATGCTCTAAAGCCCATTCATCTGATCCACCGCCAGTTGCACCAGCAGAAGCAGCCGCCCAAGTGATTGCGCCTGACGCTCCACCACTTGTTAAGACTTGACCGCTTGTGCCGTAATTCGCTCCAGCAATACCAATCTGACCTGCAGGGCCAACACGAACCCGTTCAGTGCCTTCAGTCGTAACTTTGAAGTGGCCATCACTGCCTGTGTCAACAACCTCAGCTTCGGTATTGCCTGCAATGATTTTGGCAGCGTCTGCACCTGTCCCGTTTGACGCAGCGGTCAGCCTTCCTTGTGCATCGACAGTAATACTTGCAAGCGTGTAAGACCCTGCACTTACAGAAGTATTGGCAAGCTTTGCAGCCGCAATTGGCGTACCGTTCCAAACCCCTGTCGTAATTGTTCCAACACTGGTGAGGCTGGAGCCAACAACGGCAGAGCCCAAGCTCGTTGCATCTAAGACTTTTGTCCCAGCAATGCGGAACTCTTTCGAGCTTGCAATATTGACATGCTCGCTAAATGTCCAGGCATCAGTCGCATCGACCCAATTAATGGTTTTGTCTGTGGCCCCTTTCAGGGTTATGCCACCGCCATCAGCCGTTGCATCTGTAGGGGTCGAAACCTTCCCAATCTCAATATTTTTGTCTTCAACAACCAACGTGGTTGTATCAATCGTTGTTGTTGTACCGTTGACAGTTAAATTGTTTGTAACCGTCAGGTCATTGGCGATCGTAATGTCATTTGCAAGCTTGTCACCAGTTACGGCGTCATTAGCAAGCTTGACTGTTGTAACTGACCCATCTGGGACCAGATTGTTAACTAAATTGGCAAAGGTGATCTTTTTGGTCTGATCGTTGAGCGTGTCAACAATCGGGAAAACGTCTGAGGCGTTAGCGACCAGCAGTTCAGTCAGTTCTGAAATCTTGGTATTTGCCATAATCCGTCAGACTTTCCCCGATATTACTGGCATCACGACCAAGTTGAAATGGCAACCCGTTTCCAGGTATTGGTCGCGGTGCAAACGTAAATGTAGTTTGCATCCCATGCCACTTCGCCAGCAATACCTGTAGCAGTTGCAGAAGCAGGGGTCAGGGTTGGCAAAATTGGGCGGCTTCCCAGCGTCACGTTTGCTGCTGTAATCGCAGCCATGCTCGTCAACGTTCCAGCAGCCTGAACCTTGAAATCAAGCTTGCCGTCTTCTGTTGTGTCGGTCGCGTCAACAATTGACGCCTCAACCGTTCCAAACAACACAAGCTCTGGTGTCGTTGCGTCGTTATTGCCTTGAAAATTAATGCTGCTTAAAACGTCAGCGTCTTGACCGGCAACACTGTCACCACGATGGTGATACAAGGTGATATCAGCTGCACTGACCGAAACTGCTTCTGCTGATTCAATAAACAGACCAGTGTTGGCAACAGACTCAGTGATGTGTAGCGGGTGCTCAGGGTTAGCCTCGTTTACGCCAACTCTGTTGCTTTTTAACGTAAGACGAGCGGCAAGCGAACCAGCTGCCATCGACATCAACTGCAGAATGCCATCTTCACTGGCATCAGCTGTATCTGAAACTTGCGCTGTGATTTGCGCGTATGCAGCATATTCGTTTGCATTATTTTTACCGCGAAACTCAAGGTTGCCTAAGTTGTCGCCTGCAGCAGGTGTTGCTGAATTGCGGAACAACACAACATCTGGTGCCGTATCAAGCCCAGTGTCAGTGTTCTCAATAATGACTTGATCAGTCGTATCGGTACTGAACAGGTGTAACTGCGCTGCAGCCGTTCCAGCGCCTACTTGAAAACCAGTAGTCGTAAATTTAGCGACAAAAGCATCATTAGCACTAACCCCAATCTCATTCGCACCACTGCGATAAAAGCCGGTCAGATTTACGTCGCTAAGAAAACCAATCGATGGGGACGAAACAGATCCATCAGGTGCTGTTTTGTGCAGCGTGCCAAAAGATAATTGTTTGTTTTTGTCCGCACTAGCAGCCTCACTAGAGTCAACTACAACGAACACATCGTTGCTGACTGGCGCGGTCAGTGCCGCTAACGTTGAAATAGCTCGATCAGCCATTAAGCAGCCTCCAAGGTTGCAACACGAGTTTCAAGAGCTTCAATCTTTGTAATTGATTCTTGTAATGCTGCCGTCAAAAGCGGAACAAGCATTTTTAGAAAAACGCTTTGAGGCTCAACATCGCCGTTTTCGTCAACAGCGTCTTTTGCCCCGCAAATGCTTTCAGGAACTACTTCGCCAATTTCGTGCGCAATAAATCCGTCTAAAGTTGTATCAGGGTTATCAATGAAGTTAAACCTTACAGGTCGCGCTTGCTTAATTCTGTCGATCGCGCTAGTCAGGTTGACTACATTTTCTTTAAGTCGATAGTCGGAGGAAAGGGTAAAATCACCAGCACTTCCATTCCATTCAATACCAAACCTAAAAAGTCCATTTGTGTTGAAATTAAGGTGTTTGGTAACATTTGCATCGTTAGTACCATAACTACCCATCATGTTGAGGGTTAACGGGCGCTTAGCATCAGCTGTTGCAATATGAACAGGACCATCATCCTGAATTGATACCCCTTTAACAGTGTCTTTATTTGCATTATTGCCGTTGGTTGGATTGACCGTTGTCGTCTGATTGGCACAAGGGCCAAACGTAATTGCGTTGGTCTGACCATCCAACGTCCTGCCAAAAACAGATTGCTTGACTCCATCGCGAATAAACGCCAGTGATCCATATGTACTGTCGTATCGAAGACCTACGTCAGTATTAGCGCTAAAAAATAATGCCGGTGAAGCATCTGTACCGTCTGGAAGAATTGTTCTTCCGTCCGTAGTCCTTAGAGCGATGTAAGCGGTATTGTTGGAATTACGAACCTTCAGTTGGTTTGCGCTTGTGTCAGTGTAAAACTGGTAGGCATAAGCCGTTGACGGCGCTGTGGCCCCACTGTGGTTCGTGAAAGCTGCAGCCAACTGTGTATTGATGTCAGCTCTTACTGCTGCGCCGCTTCCGTTAGCAACAACGCCATCTGCTTGAGCCATTAGTCCTCGCGTGAGCCATATCCCACAGCAGTATAGCTGAAGCGTCTATCTATAAATTCGTCACCATCGAAGGTGCTTTTGAAGGTAATCGTGAACCCTGTAGAGGTTGGCTCTGATATTACGAAGTAATCCTCTGACTCTAAGTCCATGACAGTAGTGCCAACGGATACTCCTGTGTCTCCATCGACATAGAAAGGCTTTTCAAAGATTATGTCTTTAGGGCCAAAGCCGGATTGCTGGAATTGACCATTTTCTGTGCGGCGCTCAAGTTGGAACGTTGCGCCAAGCTCCTCAAGGATTGGCGTCTGATCGTTCCGATCTGTTGTCAGCTCAGCTTTAAACTGGAAGTAACGCCCCACATACGAGTTGTTTTCGAGCGGTATCCATTCCTCAAAGAAAATATCCGACTCCTGCCGCAGATACGAAACACCATTATTTGTGTCCAACTGCCCTCCCATCCCGGAGTGCGCTGAACAGTAGTAATAAAGAGTCGGAGCGCCAGCAGCTAAAACAATCTGCGTGTAGGCACCTGCATTTCCAGGCGTTCCAACCGTCGTCACTCCTGTCGTATATGCGGAACCACCGCCATGCGTTCCATCGCTTGTCGCACTTATTCTTAGTGGATGCCCGGAGTTACTTGCGTCTGCTTGGTCAAAAACGTAAGTGTTGCCCTCTGTCAGCGCTATCGTTTCATTATCAGTGCTTGAACCATTGATCCGATATTTGTTACCACTAGAACTAACAACCGTTACCGCCAAAGTAATCGTGCTGCCTTCAAACTGAATTTTTGATCCGTCTTCAAAAAGAATTTCTGGATCGGCCACAGCAGGGCTGGTTGTCATTTTTGTTTTGTCTTCTCTTCTGAAATAGACCTGAACGTTTGTGTCGTCAGGAATGTCGCCATCAAAATCAGACCAAATGTCAATGTTTTCTGTTCGACCATCAACTAAATCACTTAAGTACAAACCTCTTGCTGTTACAACACGTCGCATCTTGACGCTGTACCTAGCTCCTAGGTCAACAATGTTGTAGAAGAAGTATTCACCGCTAAGTACTTGTTCTCCAATAAAATCAAAGGAGGACAGGCCGTCTACGCTCACAGTGCCGTCAAAATTACCGTCCCCACTTAACACCAACCCATCGTAGGTGTCGTCATAGTAAACATTGCTTGATTGACCTGGAAACGCTCCAAAGTCTGAGTCTTCCCTGAAAATTTCAAAGTTAAACCTGGGAATAGCATCGGGCAAATTAATAAGCGCACTTACTGCATTTCTGCTGCGCTGTTTTTGTGCATTTTCAAACTTAACTAAATATTCCCCATTCATTAATGGCAGCACAACTGACGTCGTTCTTGCCGATACTTTTCTCAGTAAAGTGCTTCCAGACCATGTTCCTGTTCCGTCAAGCTTGCTTGAATGCTTAATAACGGCAACAAAGTTCGCAACGTTTTGACCGCTGGCTTTTGGCGACCAGCGCAAAATAACCTGATCAACGCCAGATGCTTCAATAGTTACTTCTTCTGGGTCAGGCGGGATAACAATTGTTGAAATGCCATCAACACCGTCACTCGTTCCACCGACAGGCACCTCCCGTCGGTTGCTGCCAATCTCAGATCTTTTCCTGTCTGGTTGTGGACCTCTTGCCGTAACTTGTGCATACAGTATGTCGCCAGGAAGTAAATTTGTATCTATATCAACAGAGGTGTTAGCGGTAAATATAATATTCCAGTTGCCTGCGTCCCCTATCCTCCACCTGACTTCAAAATCTGCAACCGGTCCAGTCAATCCTCTGGTCCATGAAATAGTCGCACGATTTGTTGTGCTAGTACCGTTATCAATCTGCTGGAATGTAATGCTTACATCGCTTACTGAATCGGGTTGCCGACCGTAAATAAAAGGCTTAGGCAGGTCTAAAGTTGCGCTATCGCCCTCAACAAATTTGTAAATGCCGTCAACGTGACGAACGCCAGTAACGGAATAAACACCACCTTCTCCTTCTGCTACTGATAGACACCGATACTTTCTAATAACTGCTGAATCATTTGTGATTGAAAACAGAGCATCATCAGGAGGTACTTGAGTAAAAGGAGTTACAAGCGAAACCCTGTTGCCGCTAATTTGATCGCTGAAGATTGGACGGGTTTCAATCGTGCCATCCTTCATAACAACACTAATCTTGTCATTCGCTCCAGAAGGCAATACAACATTTTGATCTACGTCAACAAACTCTCTTCTTGCACCAAGAACTCGGCCAGCCAAACGAGTTGATAGGCGCATCTCATCAGATACTTCAAATATCTGGCCTGGCAATACGTTTAATCCTTCAAGGCCAACTGAAAAGTTAACCGTGTCATCATGCACTGCTTCTGACTGCATGATCCAACGAGCCATGCGTTGCGCTTGGTATTTTGAAGTGCAACCAAAAGCCACAACACTCTTTTCCTGTATTCCATACTTTTCAATCAGGGCTTGATCTTCAATGATTAAAAAATTAGGCTTGTAAAAATTATCGGGGTCGTTATATCTTACGCGGACTCTAGTGCTTCTGGTTTTTAACGAAGAGCCGCTGTAGGAAAAACTTCCATTTACAACATTAGAGTTACTAAAAACATGAATAGCTGCTAATGGCTCTGCATTTTCTTCGCCAAGGTTGCCATGGTCAGCAGCAAGCTGAACATTGTCTGCCTTCCAAAAAATCATTCCACGGAATACGCTTGCCATGTCTTGCAAGACGTTATAAGCCTCAGCCTGCGAGCCAAGCACTGTATTTATTGCAAACCTTGGCTGTCTTCCGTCAGGAGTATCAATCTCCTCGTTGCAATATTTTGCAAGATCAATTAAATCGACCCAATTAATTTTAGCTTTGTCTACAAAATCGCCTGCTCCATAACGACTATTTGTGAGCAAGTCATAAAAACAGCAAATTGGGCAAGTTGTCCAATGCAGATTGGTTGTGAGACTGCCGTCAAAAGGAATACTACTGTTAAACCTAAGACTGCCGTCTGTCCTGACAGTTGCATTTGATGGAATTTGTACTTTTAAACCTTTGATGTCATACGCCCTCGCAGGCAAGGTGTTGTACTCTTCCGAGTCAATACTTAAATGAACAAGAGCGGTGTGAGGGTAGCTAACTTTTACTCGTTTACCTACAATAATACTATTCCAAATAATGGTATCCGCTCTGCTGTTAGCTAAAGGTGTTGTTTGAGGAATGTCTTGAAGGTCTTGAGCTTTGACTTCAAAAGCATCTTCTGCGTTGTCAAATTCTACTTTTCTGACGCGAATCTTATACGGCGCTTTGTTCCGCGTAAGATTGAACGGTTTAGTCTTAAATTGATACTGGGACGTAGAAACGCCTTTAATAATACTTCTTTTTTCTTGCCCTTCAACCCTAAACCATTTGTCTTCAAAGGCACCGCCGTCTTCGCTGAGCGCAATATCTAGATGAATCTGGGCAAAGAACAATTGACCCCGCGCCAATCCCTCCATGGCAGTGCAATACAGCTTTGGAATTGTAAACACAAGCACAACAAAATCAGCCTCGCTGTCGTTTATTGCGCGGGTTATCTGCCCCGTACCATAATCGCGTTTTACGACCTGATTTTCGGCATTAAGTTCTTCAGAATAATTACTGCCAAGCTGCTCGTTAACATCAATAATTGTCGTCTGAACATCGCTCAGCATAGAGCTTTCGTCAAAACGTTTTTGATTTTGAGTCCCTTCCCTTGTTGAAAAATTGACTGTCTGTGCGATCTGCCTGCCTGTAACTAAAGTTTCATTTAACAAAACGCTCTTGCGCCATTCAGCAAGCCCCTCGATCGGACCCTCACAAATCGCATCAATTATTTTAAGGTTGGTTTTTGAATTGAGGGCCATAGTCTTCTTTAGATAAGGTTGTAGCCGTAGCCTTGGACTTTGAGCTTTGTCCTGTCGTTAGCGCCAACATCAATAATTTCAACATCAACTTTAACCCGTCTTCCATCTTTAATTTTGGGAATTTCAAGTCTATGACCAAAGCTAAACTCTTGGGTTTCATTGACTAAGCCTTGCAATGTGCCGCGAGCAACCGCCGCTTCAATATCCTCGCCACTTACAGAAACAGTCAATGTAATTTCATAAGTGATAAAACCATCAATCTTTGTCGTACCTGGCTCACCAACGTAATCGTATAAACCTCGAATAACCTCAAAAAGCACGTCAATGTTTTTTCTTTTGCTTTTTCCGCTCTTGTAATCAAGGCCATCAGCGAAGATAATTTCTCCAGGTTGCAATAGTTTGTCACTACCAGAATCGCCAAAAGTTTCTTCAATTCTTATTTTTTTATCTTCATTGGTGCTGTTTACGTCCCTTACGCCTAGCTTGCTATCCAAGCCGCCCAATGATTCAAACTTTCTTGTAAGTTTTTGCCCGTTAATTGTTAAAGTGTTCAACCCTGGAGTTTGCGTGGCCATTAGCAACGGGTCGGAATCATCAGAAATCTCTAAATTGGCTGCTAATAAATGGCTTCCGGTGATGACTCTGCCGTAGATGACAGGCAATGTTGCGCCTGTTCCAACTGTATTTGCAGGCCCGGTAAACGCATAAGACTCAATACCTGAAGCGCCTCTAGTAATACCACTTGGCCCTTCGCCTCTTACCCGTGTGCCCTGTCCTTTGATCCTGCCAGCACCAGAATTAGGAAGCTGCGGCTGTGGCGAAATAAGACTTGCCGTTCCAGAAAGCATTAAGCCAATTCCAAGTGTGCCGCCTGCTGCTACAAGACTGGCTCCAAAAGTTGCAGCAGTTGCCGCGCCGACAGCGCCAGCACCAAATCCCACAGCACCGCCTAGTCCAAACCCCACCGCAGGGTTTAAGACTGCCAGCGCAACCAGGCCAACACCAAGCAAAATTTGTCCGACACCATTGCCACCAGAACCCGTAATCACAGGCACCACCAACAAAGGCTTGCTGCCAAACGGCAACAGCAACTCGTCATACCCCATCGCCGCACCACCTTGAATCACCTTGTATCCAACGCCGTTTTGGTGCGCTTCAACTAGCTCATTCTTTAACGCTGGATAGTTGATGCAGAGAAGCTTGATTGCATCAGCAGGTGTTTGCAAGTTGTAATACTCGTGCTGCTGGCCATACTTTTCGCCCAACTCACCCGCCAACAGAACTAGCTGCATGGCGAAAAACTGCCGCAACGCTTTGCCTATAGTAACGCCCTAAAGGCTCTAAAGCACTGATGCTATTCATTCGCTGGTGCAAAATCTTATCGTCTCCCACATAAATCGCTGCGTGCATTGGGTTTCTAGTGCCAAGCCGCATGATCAAAACATCATGCTCACACCGCTCATCAAAAGGCACCGGCTCAAAGCCAATAGCCCGCGCATGTTTGAAAAAGATGCTGTGGGTACGTTCCAGCGATTCAGGGCGCGGGAAATCTGGCAAGTCAATTCCAAGCAACCCGTAATACTCGCGAAGCAAGGAGTAGCAATCAGTCTTGCCGTAATCCCATTGACGGCCTAGCAAGGCTCGATAGTTAACCATTGATCATCTGGCACAGAGTAAACGTACCAAGGAATCTTGGTTTGCGTGCAGGCTTTACGATCTTGTTTGCTTACAGGTGTGCCTTCTGGATGTGAATGCACCACGGCTTCAATCGTTCCAGTGAACATCGCACGGGCATAGTCAGCAGGATTGATCGCAAAATCTGCAGTTGGGTCTAGCGCAATGTTTTGGCAAGGGAAGTACCGCCCATCAACAACCAAACCGCAAGCCTCTTTGGGATAGACAGTCTTAGCGTGCTTTACGGCGTTAAGCCTGAAGTCTTGCTCCATAGAATCCGCCAAAAGGAAGAGTTTGTGCATTGCCAAATCTTGCCTGACAACTGGAAACACGTTTGCCGCAAATGTCGTTAGTAACAACACCGTTTACAACTATTTTTTCTGAATCTGGAAGGACTGAATCGTTAACTGTAAAACAAGATCTTCCCTTGTATCCACATTCAGCACCTCGGTATTTCCAAGGGCAAAATTCCTCAATCGTTCGTCGAGGTAAACCAACATTAACAAGGTCAATCTTTGGTGCTAGCTCAAATTCAACAAATTGCGGGTTTTCCGCTGACACACGATCGATGTACCAAGTCTCAACCATCTTCGCGTTAGGGTCAGAAGTATCGTTAAAAGTTTGTGCAATCAAAGGATCATTATTCTGAGTCGTCAAGGTGTTGTCAATGTCATTTTCTGGAGCAAACGGAACCGCCCCGTTGAAGTTTACCGTATCAATAAATTTGGCAAATGTGCGAATCCTCTGGACCTTAGCCGCTAAAGGATTATATAAAAGTATTAATGCCGTAATAGCGTTATTAACGTTAGCTACTTTTAGCGTAGGGCGAGGCAACGTTCCGTTTGAAGAAAATTCAAATCCATCAATTTCAACAGGTACTGCTGGATAAGCGTTGCCATCAAATTTAATTTCTTCAGTTAATCCATTTTTACCGGCGTGATACCTTATGATTGAATCAATACCGTTTACTGTTGAAGTTAAAACAATTTCAAAAAGATCAATAATTGCTGTTGGAGCAAGGCGAAGTAACTCTTCTGCTAATGGCTCAAACGCTTCCCAGGTACACGTCCCATCTTCAAGCGTTTGCGTAATCTTGAATGGGAAAGCAGGCTCGTCGTACTCAAACTCCGAGTAAGTATCAAGGGTGTCTGTCGTTCCAGCAACAATGCACTTAAACGCAAGCGTATTTCCTCTGTTGGGATTGGCACGAACAACGTCGCCAAACTCATAAGCTCTTGCAGCTTCCCATTTATGTAAGTCGTACTGATAAGCCATTAGGTTTCAAATACCTGGATAAAAGTAGCGGCAATATCAAACAAATTTGGATACGGCATTGTTTTTGTCCAATCTTGACACACCCACTTATAAGTGTTTGTTTCATCTGGTGGCGACCAACTAAATGACTCAACTCCTCCCCGATCCTCTAAAAAATCTTCAATCGCATTTGTGTCTGCTGCATTCCTGTTCTGCCAAGAAAGAGTCCATTCCTTTGGATCTTGATTAATTCCAAAAGTTGCACGTTGTGAATAGCCCGATCCAAATTGAATTGATCGAACATTTGGCTGAGCTTTTTTGGATGCCCCGTAATCTGGAGCAATATTAGGGAAAGTAGCCATTAGTTAAGAAGCCCTCCAGGTCGTTTTTGCTTGATCAATTCAGCCTGTACAGCTGCACCAATTGCAGAGCCAAGCGCCTTGGCATTTGGCTGATCGCCTTGCACGTTAGAACCAGAAGCATCAACGTTCACAACTACATTACCAACACCACCACCAGAAGCTTCAACACCAAGCTTGCCGTTCGCTCCACGACGCAAAGGCATGATTGCCTCGGTGCCAGCTTCGCCCATTAAGCCGTAATTACCAACCCCACCTTGCTTGTACTGGAACAAAGTTGGTTTAGTGACTAGGCCGCCCTTGGCGTAAGGGACAATTCCGTTCTTAGCTACCGCAAGACCATTTGCTGCCATAGCACCAACGCCTCCTGGGATTGTCGTGGGAGGAGTCATGCCTTTAGTTACAGCTCCTTTCGCTGCGCCAAGACCCAAGAAACTGCCTACTCCTGGAATAGCGGAAAGAGCTTGGAAAATAGCAGCCTTGGCAATCATTCGGGCCAAGTCTTGCAGTATCGACTTAGCCATATCTGCAAAACTTGCCTTGCCAGTAGTGACAAAATCAGCAAAAGCATCTCCAAAACTATTAACTGCTTGAATGCCAGCCTCACCCAGTGCAGTATTGAGATCCATTGCTGACTCGAACACCTCTTTTAAGCCATCCTTGAACTTGCCTAAAGGACTTGAAGCCTCCTCAAGAGCAGCACGTACAGCTTCAAACTGTTCAGGAAATAGCTTGGTAAGTTCGAAGGCTTGCTGTCTGATCTCTGCCTGCTTACCTTCCTCTTCTGTTATCTCTCCTGTTACTAGTTTGATTTGCGCCAAAGCAAATGCTTTTTCTTGCTCTTTCTTGATTGCATCTTCTGCTTTCTTCCTATTCGACTCCTCTAGCGCAAAAATATCATTAGCAGTTTTTACGTTGATTTTGTTAATTTCTACTCGTTGTTTTTGAGGAAGAAGTGACTTAGCCGCTTCTAACGCAATTTTTTGCTGCGCTAATATGTCCTCTTTAGTTATCTGAACACCTTTTTGCCTTAAGTTATTGGCAGCGATTAATGCGTCTGCTGTTGCTTTAGATATATCTTTCGGCCCTGTGCCACCGCCTTTTTTGCCGCCTTCGTCTTCATCAGTGACAAGGTCGTACTTGAATCTTGGGAGAAGATTCGCGGGAATTGGTGCGCCTTGATCACGGTTATATACAGCCAACCTCCTCGCTTCATCTAATTCTGGCAACTCTTCTCTGAGCCTTGCGATATCCTCCATGTCTCTTTTGCGGCTAAATCCCACCATTCCTGGACCAGATCCTTTGACGT